GAATGTATTTGATTTCACACAACCTTGCTTACATTGGAAATGGAAAAAATGTAGACAACGATGCTAACACAGTGATTCAATCAAATGAGATTGTAAAACAAAACGATGCCAGTGTGTTTTTCACTTCAGTTGACCACAAAGGAGATTTTAGAGTAGGAGAACAATTCACTGTTAATCAAGAAACAGGACAGGTTGATTTTACCACTGCGACTTTGAACATAGATGTTGATGACGGAGTAACATTTACAACAGGTACGGATATCACAGTTATAAATGGTTCGGGTGTTGAAACAGGCAACATAAAAATAAGTGGTAACACTGTTGAAAGTTTGACAGGTGATTTAAACATTCAAAGTGATTCTGATCAAATAAATCTGTTAGATGATGTGACAATAACAGGAGACCTAGATGTAACTGGAAATATTACAATAGGTGGAAATGTTACTATTGGTGACGAATCAACAGATTCAATCAATATTGAAGCAGGAATTGGTTCTGATTTAAGACCGGCATTAGACAATGTTTATAATTTAGGTTCAGAAACAAAAAGATGGAACACAATATTTGCTAGAGAAATTTCAACAGACAGCATAAAGATTGATACAAATGTTATTCAAACAGTGGATTCAAATGCTGATTTAGAATTGAGAACCAACGGCACAGGAAATGTTAATGTAGAAAATTTCAGTTTCAACGGCGATACAATTTCAAATGACAACGACATCACAATAAATCCTGCAACTGGAGTATTTAGAGTTGATGGCACAGGTGCTATAAGAGTTCCATCTGGAACAACAGCAGATAGACCTGGCACACCTACTCTAGGTATGTTACGTTTTAATACAGACACAGGATTTTTTGAAGGGTATGACGGTAATTGGATTCCATTGGTTGGAGTATCTGATTTAGATGGCGACACATACATCACAGCAGAATTAACTCCAGGTGCCAACGATGATACCTTAAGATTTTATGCAGGCGGTCAATTGGTTGCAAATGTAAATCCAACCAGATTCGATGTGTCAAGTTTGGTAGTGGATAATTTACTGCTTCAAGGAAATTCAATATCCACCACAGGAACTGACCAAGATTTATTATTAAATGCAAACGGTTTAGGCACTATAAGAGTAGAAGACTTTGTTTTTGAAGGAAATACGATAACTAATAGTGTACCTGATGCTCCAACAGTGTTTAGAACCACTGGAGACGGTTATATCGACGTGTCACAAGCAGGTGGATTTGTTCTACCAACTGGGACAAGTATTGATAGACCAAGTGCTGGAATAACAGGTATGATCAGATACAACACTAACGACCAAAGGGTAGAGTTGTATGATGGATCAAGTTGGGGATCAATTGCTGGAAGTTCAGGAGCAGTTAGTATTCTTGATGCAACAGATATTGCAATTAAAATTGCATTAACATATGGATAAGAATTAAAATGGCAACAGCGTTTAAAAACACAATTATTAAAAATATAGGAACTCAGCCTGTAGAATTATACACAGCAGATCCAGGAACAAACACAACTTTTGTTGGTTTAAGTCTTGCCAATTTGACTGACTCAGTGGTGAGAGCAAGTGTAACATTGAAAGACACAACCTCTGTGGAAGGATTTATTATTAAAGATGTTTTTATTGCACCAAATTCAAGTTTAAGAGTTTTGAATGCAGGTGAAAAATTAATTGTAGCAGAAGAAAATGGATTATATTGCACAGCAAATATAAATGATTCATTAGATGTTGTTGCAAGTTTTGTGGAGATTAGTTAATGGCTCAAAGTGTTGGTCAAAGTGTAAATGTATACCTAAAAGAAGGAATCAAAGAGAGATACTTCTATGGTTTGTATCGTACAGAAGAAGGCATGCTTTACCTTGGTAAAGTTGACCAATTGGCTAAAAATGACAGTATTCAAGTGAACAATCCAGGATCAGCGGCAAATGATTTTGTAGACTTTGATCAAGGATATGATTTCTTTGAAGGGCGTGATCTTAATCATGAACAAGTGTTTTTGAATTTAAGATACGAACAATTCAGATGGGACGATACCAATTTGGATTATTTTATAAACGACGATGGAGAACTGTGTGTAAGAATTAACAGTAAAAAAGGCGAAGGTGTGATCAACTATCCTAATATATCAGAAGCAGTTGATCAAATCGATTCACCGTTTACTTTTGATAAAGAGGCATACACATTTGATAACAGCGACATAACATTTGATAGAGGATAAGGAGTAGTAGGAAAAATGGCAAGACAACTTATAAATGATGGTATTCTGCCTAATGACGGTCAAGGTGACACATTAAGACAAGGTGCCAGTAAAATAAATCTTAACTTTGCTGAGTTATACACAGCATTAGGTAACGGTACCCAACTAACATTGATCAGTAATAATCTATTCAATGCAACAGGTTCAAACAAAATAACTTTTTTATATGACACACTGGCTGATTTACCATCAGCGTCAACATACCACGGTATGTTTGCTCATGTACACGGTGAGAATGCTTCCTACTACGCTCACGCAGGTGCTTGGGTTCAACTGTTGGACGTTAATAAATCAATTGGTCAATTAGCAGATGTCGATACCACAACTCAAACACCGCAAGACGGACAAGCATTAGTTTGGAATGAAGGTCAAAGTACCTGGGAACCAGGAGATGTTGCCGCAGATGTTGGCGGTGGCGGTGGTGCTAGTGCTTTTTTAGGATTAACTGATACACCTACAAGTTACACAGGGTTTGCAAATTATTTTGTAACTGTAAATTCTGTTGGAACAGCATTATCATTTTCACAAACACCAGGTAGTGTAAACGTTCTGTCTGATGTGGACACAGTTACAACTCCACCAGTTGCAGGACAAGTTTTAAAATGGAACGGAACCAACTGGGTTCCTGCCAATGATGCAACATCAGGTGGTGGTTCTTCAGACGCTGACACTTTAGATGGATTAGACAGCACATACTTTTTGAATTACAATAACCTAGCCAACAAGCCAAGTGTTCCAAGTGTATTAACGGACTTAGGAATTGTGGATGGTGATGCCAATCAAGTTTTAACCACAGACGGTGCAGGCGGATTTACTTTTGAAGATGCCGCGGGCGGTGGTGTTTCTACTTTAGGTGCACTAACAGATGTAACAATTTCATCTCCAGCACAAGGTGATGTGTTGTACTATGATGGCTCGGGTTGGGTGAAACAAAATGGTCCAGTAATAAGATGGACATTGGGTGCTAATGGCTCAAGTGATTATACATTTACAGGTCCAGGGTTTGTTAGTTCTACAAATGATCCTACATTGTATGTTTCAAGAGGACATACTTATATTTTTGTAAACAGCTCAGGTGGGTCTCACCCATTTGAAATTAGAACAAGTTTCAATGGATCTGCATATTCATCAGGAGTTACAAATAACGGTGCATCATCAGGCGCAATAGTATTCACAGTGCCTATGAATGCTCCTTCAACACTGTATTACCAATGTACTTCACACAGCAACATGGGTAATACTATAAACATATTAAGTTAGGAATTAGATGTCTGAAACATTTGGTATAGGTATAGAAGACTTACAACAATCGCTTGGTAATGCAAGGTATTTCTATGGTATCCGCAGAACCGAACAAGGCACATTATATCTAGTGAAGGCTGATCTGTTAGAACTTGAGGACGGTGTTATACTGAATAAACCAGGTGCTCCTAGCCAAAATTACAACGATTTCAGCAGAGGTCAAGACTTTTTTGAAGGCAAAGATTTAGATCACAAAAAGGTGTTTGAAAATCTTGTGTATGAACAGTTTAGATGGGATGGAAGAAATCTTTTCTATTATATTAACGATAACGGCGAGTTAGTTTTAAAAGTAAACGAATCGCACACTTACGAGGAATAATAAATACTATTATAAAAGTGTATGGCAGAATTTAAACTAGATAGAATACGTTTTAGATACAGAGGTGATTGGAACGCCGCTACGAATTATGTTAAAGATGATACAATTCGTTTTGGTGCAAAAGTTTACGTTTGTATAGAAGTTCACCAATCAGATACTAATTTTTACAATGACTTAAACAATGCTGTGCCTAGATGGGTGCAGATGATGGATGGTCAGTCTTGGACTGGCGATTGGAAAGCGGCAACCTTCTACAGAATAGGTGACCTAGTAAAACTGGGTGGCGTAATTTACAAATGTATCGAAGGACATACATCAAATACAAGTGCAGATGATGGAATATTAGGTGACGAACTGAAATGGGTTTATTTCGCAAGAGGTGAAAACTGGACCAGCGTATGGACACCAGACACACTTTATAATGTAGACGATTCTGTTCTTTATGGATCAACAGTTTACAAATGTTTAGTATCACATACCAGTGCCACAGAAAATGCAGGATTAGAATTTGATGCGGAAAAATGGACAACATATGCTCCATCAGATAATTTTAGAGGTGAATGGACAGCCAGCACACACTATTACATTGACGATATTGTAAGATATGGTGGAATATTGTATAGAGCAATAGGTTCACACATCAGTACACCGGACTCAATTTACACAAATCCAGAAAACACTTATACAAACAATAATATAACTGACAACCCATTGGGTGGATCAGGTGCGACATTTGAAATTTATAGATCAGGCGCAGATTACTATGCAAAAGTTTTAACAGCAGGTACAGGATACTCTGCACAAGACACTTTCACTGTTGTAGGTTCTTTATTGAACGGTGTTGATGCAGTGAATGATTGTGTTATCACAATTGACACAGTTAACGCTGGTACAGGAGCAATTGAATCTTTAACAGTTACAGGATTAGCAGATGCATTAATAAC